AATTATAATTTTGACACTGATGCAATGCCCTCGCAATTTGCAAACTCTCTCTTGGGTTCTGGCACTGCTGTATGGGACTCAGGTAAAAAATGGATACGTCTTGGTTTAGAAGGTAATCTTGGTGGCGGTGCTATCAATGATCTTGCAACAAACACCTCACACCTTTATCACCCGTTAACGTTTGGTTCTGGTATCTTCGTTATTATGGGAACCATGATTCCTGATACTGGTAAAGCAACCTGTGTGAGAAACTGGGGCCCATTTGATGCAACTGACGGGTTTATGTTCCGTCTCACTGGGTCAGGTATCTCTGTCGTACATCGTAGAACTTTTGACGGTATTCAAACCGAAAAAGTTATACCACAATCAAATTGGAATGGAGATCGTCTGGATGGCGGTGGCGGTAATGGCAACAGATCAGGTGTAACCCTTGATGTCACAACGGCAAACCAATATTTCTACGATTATCAAAACTTGGGTGGAGGTTCTATTCGTTGGGGTATTATCATCAACGGTGAACGAATCATCTGTCATGAAATGGATATGAGTAATCGAACCGACATCGGATGGCAAACAAATGCTATCGGGTTGAGTGCAAGACCTATTTGTTGGGCAACTAAGAGAACGTCTGCGCCGACAGAAGATACTGCTGATTATTTCTATGCATTGGGCGCTGGTGTTTGGACAGATGCTCAAACTGACCCCATTCAAGAATTGGGAAAGCCAAGTTCTATTGATGAAACATTCATGATTGATAACAAAGTAACTACTGCGGGTGTTCCATATACGCAGGGTGCTTATTACATCACCTCAATGCGTCCGGCTTCCGAATACCCTGCTGGTTTTCCTGCCGCCGGACAAGATAACCACTCTCTGTATGCACCAGAACAAATTCGTCTCAATTGTTTTAACAATGACGGAACTTTCCCAGATGGCGAACTGCGTGTGTTCTTGAAGTGTATTCTTCGAGGAGAAAAGTGGGAAACACCCAGTTACTCTACGGTACAAAGAGATGGTGATTCATTTACACAACAAGATGGTGTTCGTGCTGTATACGATGCCAAAGGGCATCACATTGGTCACGGCCCAGAAATTATACGAGCACCAATTCGAAATGGTGTGTGTGATGTCAACTTAGAAAGATTGTTTGACGGTATTCAATGGGGTTCGGTAAGACCTAATACAGAAGTAGGACTATCAAGACGCAAACAACCTCTGCAAGATATTTTTGGTCAAGCAGATCGATATAGTCGTGGCGTAAATCGTGTTGAGATACAAGTTGGTCAAGACCCAGAACGAGGCGGAAACATTCACTACTTCGAAGACAAGCAAGTAATTCAGTTCAAAGATATTACGGAAACTAATGGTCCAGAAACATTACTGAACAAAAACTTCTATTTGTCTTTCTTGTCAAGTAACGATGCTTGGTTGTACGACAGTGATGCGGGTGGTGTGTCATTGCTCGAAGATGACCGTGATACTCGAATTATTAATTTCACACCTTCTACTGTACCGTTGGGAATTAACAATATTTCACCAAGCAATCAAGACAGCGCACAAGTGTCAGGATTTAGTGCTCTGGTTCTTGACTATGACTCCGATGCAGGTCAAATATATCTCGAAGGACGTGACAACGTAGGGTTGGATACTGGTATTGCGGGTGGCACCGCATTCACAGTTAAGAACAGTTCTGGAGCAACATTGTTGAGTACCACACTGACTTCGATTACTAAGAACGGTGTTAATGCATACCCATTAGATTATAAGACCTCTTTGAATGCATACAGTTCTTCTGGTTGGAGCAATCCTGCATATGATTTAGCAGATGAAGGTAACATTGAAGGTGAACCTCCATCTTCTCCTGTTTGGACGTTTATGTACAATCCAATCGGTGGAGACGATCTTGGGTTCCAGCCAGGTGGATCACAACCATCTGCACCTGATCGAACTTACATAACATTCAACGTTGTGTGGAAAGAACTTAATCAGTAATGGCATTTATTCATCACCAATATGGTACCAGTTGGAATTGGGACCCTAATCAGTTCCCCAACCAAAAGGTTTCGTTTTCTGCATTTGAAAAGATTATATATGTAAATGAAGGTGTAACAGAACTTGATGTAAAGATTGACATTTATTCTGCATGGAAAGAGTGGGTGTTGAATTCACCAGAATATCCAATACCTTCTTGGCAAAAAGAAGCAATTAGTGCGATTGGTGGTGAACCATTGAACGACACGTTGAACGTTGGTTCGACATTCTTCTTAGAGAATGGGTGGAGAATACAACCGTTTGCAAGTAGGACACCATACATTCTTACAGTGAACGGTAACATCTATACAAGAGAGGCTGGTGGTAACCCGTTTTTGTTTGCGGAAGGTGTGTCAGTGAACTTAACACGTTCGAATATTGTTGACCAAGTTGTAGCAACCTCAACACTTCGTGATCAAGATATTACAAACATAGTTGCAAACGTTTGGTCACGCTCTACTTTGATTAACACGGGCGCAAGTACATATGGACAACTAGTAAAAGACATAGATAGTGATTTAACAGTAGTAGATACTAAAGTTGACAACACCTTGAAGAAAGGTGAATTTTTGGCACTGAAATAGGAGTTTGAATTATGATAGAAGATGATGATGTATTAATAGCACAAGTAGAGGCTGATCCAATTGAACCGAATAATCGGATTGCTGATTTACTGTCCGCTATTGAACAAGGGAGTCACTTAGACGCTGAGAACACATTTAAAGATTTAATTGGTGATCGTTTAAATACTGCATTAGATCAGAGAAAGGTTTCTTTAGCGCAGTCAACCTTTGATAACGAAGTTGATGAGACCGAATATGAAGATGATGAAAACCTATCAGTTGATGATGAAGAGTTTGAATCTGAACTAGATGACCTTGTATCGTCATTAGAAGATGATGATAATAATAATTTAGAGTTGGACGACTATTCTGAAAATTAACTTTTTATAAATAATAAGTATGAAAAATTTTAAAGAACTCAGAGAAGCGTCTAAGAAAAAAATGCCGCCTGGCGATCATGTGTTTGATAAGAAGGTCGGCAAAGTGCACGTTATGGTGCACAAAAACGCTAAGGGTTTCTCCGTCTATGTTGATGGGGAAAAATTAGACACCTATCGTTCTCAGAAAGAAGCTGAGAAGATGGGAATTGCTTTTGCTAAGGAATACAAATGAAATTAATAGCTGAGTACGTTGAACAAGATTTAACGGTCATCACCGAAGCGAAAGAAGGTGGTGGTAAGTCTTATGTTATTGAAGGCGTATTTGCTCAAGCAGAACAAAAAAATCGAAACGGACGTGTTTACCCCAAAGCGATCATGGAAAATGCGGTAAACAAATACGTAAATGAACAGGTTAAACAGAAAAGGTCTGTCGGTGAATTAAATCACCCCGAAGGCCCAACGGTTAACCTTGATAAAGTTTCTCACCTCATTACAGACCTTCAATGGGAAGGTAATAATGTGGTAGGAAAAGCATCTATTCTTGATACTCCTAATGGTCAGATTGTTAAAGGTCTACTCGACGGGGGAGTCAAACTAGGTGTTTCAACTCGTGGTATGGGTAGTCTTGAGAATAAGAATGGCACAATGTACGTGAAAGAAGATTTTCTTCTTAACACAGTAGATATTGTCCAAGATCCTTCAGCGCCTGGTGCTTTTGTAAACGGCATCATGGAAGGTGTTGATTGGGTATGGAACAATGGTGTTATTGAACCTCAAGAAATTGAAAGAATGGAGACAGAAATTAAAAAGGCTCCACGTACTGATCTCTACGAGACTCAGGTTCGTGAGTTTAAAAATTTCCTCTCGTTACTCAAAACTAACTTTAAGGAGTAAAACATATGTCTGATCAAGAGAATATGATTGATGATGTTGAACTTCCTGAGGCGTCTGAGGACCAAATCGAGGAAGCGAAAGGTCACGATCCTGAAAGTGCTGAAAAAGACTCAGTAGATTCAGTAGACAAGGCAGGCGATGCTACTAAGCAAGCTGCCGCTCCGAAGACTAAAGCAGGAATGATCAATGCAATGTACGGCAAGATGCATGCTATGAAAAAGCATGAACTTCAAGCTATGTACGCAAAAATGCAAGAAGAAGTCGAAATGTCAGAAGAAGAAGGCGAAGCAGTTGAGTTGCCCGAATTTTCCGTCACTGATGAACTGAATGCATTAGTTGAATCAGAAGCAACTTTGTCCGATGAATTTAAAGCGAAAACTGCTGTAATCTTCGAAACTGCTATTCGTTCCAAACTTACTGAAGAAGTAGAACGTTTGGAAGATGAATATCAATCTCGTCTTGACGAAGAACTGAACGCAACCCGTGAAGATCTCGTTGAGAAGGTTGATAACTACCTCAACTATGTGGTTGAAACTTGGATGGAAGAGAACAAACTCGCTGTTGAGTCTGGTCTCCGTACTGAGATTGCTGAAGGTTTCATGAATAACTTGAAAGAGTTGTTCGTTGAGTCTTACATCGAAGTACCTGAGTCTAAGGTAGACCTTGTTGATGAACTCGCTGCATCAGTGGAAGAGTTGGAAGAAAAACTCAACGACCAAACTGGTTCAGTATTAGAAATGCGTGAAAAGTTGGAAGAGTACCAGCGTGAAACGGTTATCCGTGAAAGCGCTCGTGATCTTGCAGACACGCAAGTAGAAAAATTACGTTCTTTGGTTTCTTCTCTCGACTTTGAAGATGAAGAGTCATTCACAGAAAAAGTTAAAACTGTGAAAGAGTCTTATTTCAAGAAAGAAGTAACTTCAACCGAAGAAGTAATCGAAGAAGATTGGGATACTGATGCCGCAGTTGAATCTGGTTCAACTATGGATGTCTATCTCAATGCAATCAAAAGAACAAAAAAATAATTAAGGAGTAATGCAAATGCAAGTTTCTTACGATAAACTCGTTGAGAAGTGGGCTCCGGTTCTGAATGAAGAGTCAGCTGGTGAGATCAAAGATTCTCATCGTCGTGCTGTCACTGCTGCTATCTTGGAAAACCAAGAGAAGGCCTTCGCAGAGCAAGCTCAACTTAACGAAGTAAACACTAACGCTTCTGTGACCACTGCTGCTGGTTCAGGCGGTGCAAACTGGGACCCCATCCTTATCGCACTCGTTCGTCGTGCTATGCCTAACTTGATGGCATATGACGTTTGTGGCGTTCAACCTATGACTGGTCCTACTGGTCTTATCTTCGCTATGAAGAGCAAGTATTCAGCTATCGACGGTGTTGCTACTGGTGCACCTGCTAATGGTGAAGCACTCTTCGGTGAAGCACAGACTCAGTACTCAGGTGACTCTACTACTGGTACTGGTCACGACTCTCGTGGTCCTTCTGGTCTTACTGGTGCTACTGACTCAGATCCAGGCGGTTTGACAGACGGCGGTATCGTTGACTCAGGTGATCGATTCGTACCTACAATCGGTACTGGTATGTCTACAGCTACTGCTGAAGCTCTTGGTACAACAGGTGGTAACTCTTTCCACGAGATGGGATTCACCATTGAGAAGGCAACGGTTACTGCGGTATCACGTGCACTGAAGGCAGAGTACACTCTCGAACTCGCACAAGACCTGAAGGCAATCCACGGTCTTGACGCAGAGACAGAGTTGGCAAACATTCTGTCTACAGAGATCCTCGCTGAAATCAACCGCGAAGTTATCCGTACTATCAACTCTCAGGCGAAGATTGGTGCTCTCCAGTCTAACGTAACGACTAAGGGTATTTTCGACCTGTCTACGGACGCTGATGGTCGTTGGTCTGTTGAGAAGTTCAAGGGTATGTTGGTTCAGATCGAGCGTGAGTGTAACGAAATTGCTAAGGACACTCGTCGTGGTAAGGGTAACGTAGTAATCTGTTCTTCAGATGTTGCTACTGCTTTGACTGCTGCTGGTATGCTTGACTATTCACCCGCTCTTTCTACTAACCTTCAGGTAGATGACACTGGTAACACTTTTGCTGGTGTATTGAACGGTCGTACACGAGTATACATCGACCCATATGCGACTTCAGACTACGTAACTGTAGGTTATAAGGGTACAAATCCTTATGACTCAGGCGTATTCTACTGCCCATATGTACCTCTTCAGATGGTACGTGCGGTTGGTGAGAACGACTTCCAACCACGGATCGGTTTCAAGACCCGTTATGGAATGATCGCTAACCCATATGCTGGTACAGGCGCACCTCAGAGTGACCTGGCTAACACAGTACGTGCTAACCAGTACTATCGCATCTTCCGAGTCGATAACATTCTCGACTAATAAAAAGAATCCCAATAGGGACATTTTTGAGGGAGTCTTCGGACTCCCTTTTTTTATGCCCAGCGTGGGCGACAACTCTGAATACCTCGCATAGAGGGAGCATCAAACGGGCAAGGTTTCTCAAAGTCTACAACGGCAAGAGGGTCGCATCTCAAAACACTTATTGCAAACTCTTTGTCTGCATCTAACCATACCTCACACTCTAGCTTCTTATCAATACCACCTTCTAGTGATTCGAGATATCGTTTGCGCCATGGGTTGTTTAGGGGTTTCATACGATAGGTGCAGAAAGACTCACCACGTTTCCAACACGCATCAATCTTTCGTTCGATGTGTTCAGAATACAGTAGTCCGCCGGGGATCAAAATTAAAAATGTTATTACTGAGATCATGAAATTACTTATGAAAAAGTGTAAAAATTATATGACATTTTTGTTAAGATAGTGTTAAGATAAGATTAATATTTGTATAAATATTTTTAGCACGTTGTGAAACGTAAGGAGAAAATACACATGACTAAGCTCGCCCTCGTCGTGATGACGATATTATTCACCGGAACTGCCGTGGCAGATGAATTCCGAATCAAAATAAAAGAAGACCAACAGATCATTCAGATCCGTGACAACGATTATAAATGGTTGATCGATGTTGACTGCAAGAGTCAACTAAAAGAGAACGAAGAGACTGACATCACTGTCAGTAAAAGACGTGTTCAGGTTGGTAAGACCATAAAGGTAAAACAGGGAAGGAAGGAACAGAACTGTAGGGTTAATCAACTCGCAATAGTTTCTGTATTCTAAAAAAAAGGGACCTTTGTGGTCCCCCTTTTTTTAACTAAACGTTGTCCTTACACAACTTGCCTCAACACGGTTTTGCGTCGGAACCATCCAGCAACCTTTGGATAACGTAACTTGAAGTTATTCCACATTGTCTTGTAGTCGTACTTCAAGAATCCAGTCTCTCCGTTAAGATTATCTTGTGCCATCCATGCCTCAAGATCCCAAGGGAATCGACCATATTCATCGTAAAAACGAACTGCTTTGATCATTGCAGCTTCAGTTAACTTCATCTGATCATAGATGCGTTGGCGTGCTTCGTCAGCAGTTTCACCATTCTTAGGCATTGGTGTGTGACCAATGAAGTATGATTCTTGACCTTGCATCAAGAAATACTCCGCGGCAGTTGGAATTGCCTTGATCTCATAACCACCAAGAACGGTTGCACCACGTTTCTCACGAACGTCATCAAACTCCCAACCTGTATAATAGGCTGGTGTACCAGTTTCATAGTTTCGAATCTGACTAAGAAAATCTTGACACTGTTTGAAATCAAACGTCACATAGTCTTGATAAGAACCACACGCTTTGATGACCTTGCGAGCCATTGCAGTACGTGATTGTTTTGGATAGTTTGAAGCGACATCATCGATGTATGCCTGAATGTTTTCCTCATTGTTGTCGAGAAGACCTTGAGACACTAACGACGCAGTTGCGTTAACAATCTCATCTTTCTTACATCGTTTCGAAGGCATCTTATCATTTTCCTTTAACTGGAAAGTGGTGATTGCCTTTGCCTGTGATACACCATCTACACCAAACTCATACAGATCGTATGCGTATGACTCATAACCATTCTTTAAAATGGCACGTTGACGGTGGAACCCTGCAATCAGGATGTAAGTATAGACAACACCATCGACTTTAATAGGTGTAGGCAACTTCATGATAACAGGTACAGGTTGAGATGGGTCAATTCCTCTCAACAGATTTTCTGCTAACGTTTGTGCGTGTTCAGGGTCAAAGTGGAAACGTACAAAGTTACGCAACTCTCTCTTTGTCTGAGGAACAAAAATGCTAACAGGGTTCATGTCGACAGTTTCGACAAAACGTGCTCCGTGTGACTGAAGCGGGAAGTGCCGTGTTTCGGACGCGGCGAGTCCTTTTGGTAATGGCATAAAGCCTCCTATAAGTTCGGGATCTGTCAGTCTCAAAACGAGAAATCTGATCTTGCCCATTAAGTTAAAGGTGTAAGGTTTTGACCTTACTATTATATAGTACCAAAAAATGGCACCTATGTCAACACTTTTTAACGAATAATATCGATTTCTTCAGGGTTGACGTTCCAAGTTTCCTGTTGAGTTCTCAACCGGCTCTCAGATTTTAGTGTGTCATATCGTCGTGCCGCCTTGTTGCGCCACCAGTCAATAACACCCTCAAATTCAAAACGATCAAAGTTTTCTGCCTTGACTAAATCATCTCGCTTAAGATTCAGATAGTCTTTCACAGACTGTGCTTCATATCCATACGTAGACACATAGCTGCGTTTCTGTTCTGTCAGTCCAAGTGCCTTTGTATAAGTTTCTGAAAACTTTTTGTATGCATCATCATCGTGTTCTTTCAATGCACTTTTGATCAAACCAACCATACGAGTCTGTGTCTTGAGTTTACGTGACGATGCCTCTTTGTCGATGATGTACTCACCCTCGTTTCGTTCACGGAACCACTGATCGAGTTCACGAAATCGTGTGTCATTGATCAACGGTGCAAAGTTAGAGACAGTCAAACCATTGTGACGTAAGAATGGTTTCATACCATCATACTGTGACGATGACTTGGTTGACCCATACAGACTCGTAGTCTCGAACATACAATAGTTGGTGTCATACTTCTCATTCAGTAATCGACGCACTGCGTGAGAACAACAGATCGCCGCACAGAGTTTACCACCCAATGCATTGTAACCAAACGGTTGTGCAGCTACAATAGCAAAACCCATAATTGCAGACTGATTGAATCGTCGCATTACATCTGGATTAAGAGAGTCTAGAGGATTACCCAACCATTCGTTACGCGGTTTAGAATTGATGGTGGGCGATCCCAATCGAATCATACCAAGATATGTACCAGTGTTGTTCTCACGTACCAGTAAACATAAAGACTTGCCAGGAATACTTGATTCGATTGCCGCCGATGTTGTGATCTCAAGATACATGTGAAGTTTAGATGCACTGACCGGATGAATCGAGATGTCCATATCATTCGGGTGCATATCTGGACTGTCGAACAGATCCGTTTCTGGGCCCATTCCAAATAGAGGTCGGGGATAAGATTCCATACGCTCAAGTTTTACTTGACGCATATAGTCATCGACTCTTTCCATATCTTGAAAGAATTCGTTGAACACATTTGCCGCATAGTAGGCGTCAGACTTAGATAAAATCATAAAAATAAATTCTCAAACGATTGATATATTATATAGCATTTTTTCAATAAAGTCAACATATAAATAGAAGAAAAGACTGTAAGGGTTTACACTGTGGCAGAACTGACAACAAACATTAATTATCTTCAACCTACAGGGTTTGCGGTATCGATCTCTAAAGATAATTACCCCAATCTACAATATTTCGCACAATCAGTAACACATCCGGGCGTTTCGGTGTCGGACGTGGACATTCAATTTTCAAGAAGAAACATTCCTACAGTTGGTGATAAGATTTTGTTTGACGAATTGCAGATTACTTTTCTAGTTGACGAAGATATGAAGGCCTACGAAGAAATGTTTGCGTGGTTAAACCGCCTTGTCAACGACGAATACAAAACCGCTGCGGGTACAATTCTCTCTGGATTTAGTTCTGAAGCAGACATTACCGTTACTGTACTCTCCAGCCACAACAATGCGAACAAACAAATTCGTTATGTCAATGCGTTTCCTATTAATGTATCTGGCGTTGAATTTACATCACAAAGTGGTGATGTGACACCCCTCACATTTACAGCTGGTTTTAGATACTCCTATTACGAATTACTATAACTTGAAAAACCTAGTACATTGTGGTAGAATATCATAAAAGTTCTAGGAAATCAATACTATGGATATAAAAATGATACGTTCTATGTGGGAAGAGGATTGTGTTATTCCTAAAGCCCACTTAGACGAAACATCTCGCAACACGCCCGCACTCCACGCGAAATATCTTTCGATGTTGTCGAATGCTCGTCTCAAATTGAAAGATGCTGAATTTAAACAAAAGGCGTTGATGTTAGATAAATGGAAATGGTACAACGGTAAGATGTCTCAAGAAGAAGTTGAACGTCTTGGATGGGAACCTGATCCATTTAATGGACTAAAAATTCTCAAGGGTGAGATGGAACATTATGTTGAGGCAGATCCAGAGTTAATTGAAAGTGAAGCGAGAATAACATATCTAAAGGAATGT